CACCTACGATGCGGTCAAGAACGACTACACGACGTGGCTGCCATTCCTGAACCCTGATGGCGTCGTTTTGTTTCACGACACGATCAGCTTTCCTCACGATGTTGGCAGGTTCTTTGCGGAGTTGCAGGGGTATAAGCACAACTTTGAACACTCACATGGTCTGGGTGTGTGGACGCAAAGCGATGCGACGTTTGAAAAAATACAAAAGCTGCTGTCATGAGTATATTGAACAAAATCACCGTAGACCAGTTCCAGCGCATTGTGTCTATTGAGGCCAACGCAATCTACACGGCCAGCGATAAAAAGATCGGCGTCATCGCCGTTCTTGACGGCATCCCGATTGAGCAGGTCAAGAAGATGACGATTGCAGAGGTCAACAAGCGCTACGGTGAGATCAACGCGGCGAGCAAATCGCTATCGTCGCTGGCTGCCAAGCGTCACGCCAAGGTCGCCGGAAAGTGGTATCAATTTGAGTGGTTCATCGACGAAATCAGCGCAGGGCAGCTTGTGGAGTTGTACTCCTACGACATGACCAGTGAGCAGGGCGTGATTGACAACTTGCACCTGATCTTGGCGACGCTTTCGAGAGAGTGCAGGGTGTGGAAGTGGTGGCCGAAGGCATACGACGGCAAGGGGCACAAGCAGCGCGCAGAGGCGATGTTGCAGATGACAATGGGTGACGTTTGGGGTTATGCCGCTTTTTTTTTGCAGCTTTCAGAGCCTTTGTTGACGATTATGCGGAAGTCTTTGACGGAGCAGGGGACGACGACGACAACGGCCAAGGCGTAAAGAAGCCGAACTACGGCTGGGTGGGTGTGGTCTACCGCATGGCCGGCAAAGATCCGCTGCGCATGGATCAGGTGTTCAACATGCCGGCGCGGGAGTTCATGAACGCGCTGTTGCTGATGAAGGCGATGCCGTAGTGCATAGATTTTCGCGTTGCGATATTTACTTGCATGAAATTTTCCGCAAAAATAGAAGGCGACGTTCTGGGCGTTGGCACGGACGTCACCAAGGAGTTCAGCCTGTCGCAATCTCCTGACGTGAACGCGGCGCTCATCAGGTGGATGCAGGATGTCATTAAGCTGACGGTTGAAGGCATCGAGCGCGTTGACGCCAAGGCTACACTTAACCTCCGCCAGTCGGTAGGCTTCGCAGAGTTGCCTGTTGAGCAGAAGGTCGCACAGGTTGCGATGGAGATGGCGTCGTACTGGAAGTTCGTCGAGTACGGTGTCAATGGAGTGCGCGTTAACAGGGGCGCGCCGTTCAGCTTTCGGAGCATCTACCCAAGTGCATCGCACGTTGCAGCGATTCGCAAGTGGGCGATAGACAAAGCACTCGGCATCCCTGCCGACGAAATCGACGCGGCGGCCTACAACATCGCTAAGTCAATCAAGCGCCGAGGCATCAAGGGGCGGCCATTCCTCAACCCGGTGCTGACCGAGGCAAAGATGGATGAACTGGTGAGCAGCATTGCGCAGGTCGTGGGCAAAGAAATATCAATTTCAATCAACGTATGAGCATAACAATAATATCAGCGCTGCCATCGCTGCTTCCTGTCGGCAATAGCGACGTGGTGGTTGTGTCGAGCAACAACACCGCCTCCGCCAACTTCCGATATGTGTGCGACGTGTCGGGGTCGCTTTCCTCCGCGCGCTTGAAGTGCGACAAACTGCCCACGACGAACAACGGCTTCTTCGGGGTGAGTAAGGTCGTGGAAACGCTGATAGCGCCGAAGATACCACAGCTGACCAGCGGCTGGCAGGATGGCGGCTATGCAGTCAACACGAACCTGACCTTCCGCGAGGAGTTTGGCTCACCGCCGACGGTGGCGACAGGCGGCACTGCATCAGCGTCGCTGATCGCGTGGCAGGCGGCATTCAGGCAGCAGGACTACGCGGCCTATTCACCGAGTGCGTACATAGCGGCGACGGTGTCGGGTGATACGCCAGCGATTAAGGTGTTCAGCAACAGGCCAGTGACTTCAACGCTTGGATCGGGTGATAGCGACTTCATCGGAGTCCTTTCCAACGTTTCGGGCATAGCGTTACGCGTCAGCTACGACGGTGGCACACCGCGTGCAGCCTTTCTGGTGACTGGCAGCGTTTCGGCCATCAGCAACATCATAAACGCCGGTCCTTATGGCGTCTATAACCTAACCTCGTCGCAGTGTTCCGATGGCAACGCAGGGAGCGTCAACTTCCCTACGGATGGCGGCAAGATTGCGGTCTTGGTCACTTTCAACACGGCAGGCACGAATACAAGTGCGTTCAGCCGCACCGCTGCATACACCTACGTCATCGACAACTGCCAGCGATACAGCGACCTGCGTGTTTTCTTCCGCAACATGTACGGCGGTGTTGACGGCTACACCTTTACCCGGATGAACAGGCAGCGCGTCGATGTGGATCGCAAGACCTACGGCTACAACGCCAGCGTCTACGGCGATGACGTGTATGATAAGCAATGGTCGGTGACCTACCGCGACACCTACACGCTGAACAGCGACTGGCTCACCGATGCGGAGTTCACATGGCTTCAAGAGATGATCTACTCACCGGAGTGCTGGATTCAGATTGGCACGCAGCTTGTGCCGATCGTGGTGCAGACCAACACCTACAACGTCCGCAAGCGTGTCGTTGATAAGTTGCAGCAGATCAGCGTTGACGTTCAAGTTGGCTATGAAAACACGGCGCTATGAGTAATGTGAAGTTCGTCTGCTATCCGGATGCCGATGCGCCATCGACAGGCTTTGACCTTGACGTTTCGGGCGACACCGACATTGCGGTCACGTTCAGCGTTCAGGACTTGGCTGATGTCACCAAGCGAAAGGGCGCGTTCAGCAAGACGATTGCATTGCCATCTACGAAGGGTAACGACGCAGCGTTTCGCCACGCCTACAACGTGCAGAGTTTCGTCGGTGGGTTCACGCCAAACAAGCAGGTCAAGTGCGCGGTGTGGAGTGACGGCGTTCAGGTCTTCGCTGGCACTATGCAGTTGTTGTCGATGACCGTCATGAAGAACCAAGCGACCTATGAGGTCGCCATCTACGGCGAAGAGGTGGCGCTATTCAGCAACATGGCTGACGTGAAATTGGTCGACACTGTGGGAGTGACAGGCATGAACCACACCTTCAGCGTGTCGTTGGTCACAGGTAGTTGGGATGACAGTTACAGCGATGCGAGTGGATACGTTTACGGCATTGTAGACGCGGCTGGCCACTTCCACTGCTACGACGTCAGCAACCCATTAGGGCCGCTTGCGCCGTTGTTCAGTTCAATAACGCCAATCTTCGATAGGCTGATCCCGATTGAATTGATGCGGCCGAATATTTGGGTCAAGAAGATGGTCGACTTGATTTTCGCGCAGCACGGCTATCGCTATCAATCGGCTTTCTTTGACACTGCGGAGTTCGAGCGTATGGTCATCCCTTACGCTGGCGACGCCTTCGCTTATGTCAGCGCCTCGGATAAGTGCTATGTTGGCAGCCAAGACGTTACATGGGATGCGGCTGAAGAAAAGACGATCATCTTTGACGAAACTGGCGATCCATTCTTTAACGGTGGCGACGGCAAGGTCAACACTACGACTGGCCTTTACACCAGCAGCAGCCAATATATAGGCATATATCGACTTCGCTTTGAAGGCCTTTTCACTGGCGGCGCTGATCCGACTACGTTCATCATATCAGCGAAGGACAATGCAGGCAACGTGCTGAAGGATCAGTATGGCAACAACATTCAAGTCACCGAAACAATTGGCACTACCGAGCGGCTTCTATCCCTTGACGCCACTATCGTTCTTCTTGCGGCTGGAACGCTGAAGATAACGATTGACTGCGACACAGCAGGCTCAACGATGGATGCCGGCACGTTGCAGATCAACCTACTGGAGCGCTTCTCCGTTGTCGGCCAATCTATCGACATGCGCACGGCGCTACCTGCCGACACCTTGCAGATTGACCTACTTGCCGATTTGCAGAAGATGTTTAACCTCTACTTCTACCAGTCGCCGCAAGATCCGTCACTCATCTACATTGAGCCGTGGACTACCTTCTACTCCAGCGGCGTCGTTGATTGGTCGCAGAAGTCCGACGAGAACGCGGAGATGACGATGATATGCGGCGATCCTGAACTCCGCAAGCGCTTCACCTTTGCCTACCGCGATGGTGGCGAGGCGCTATCTAAGCAGTACCGCAACACGTGGCAGACAGGCTATGGATCGCGGCAGTACGACACCGACAACTTCTACGGCCGTGGTGAGCAGGTCATCGAAACAAAGGCGGCGACGATCATACCTGCGCAATACCGCACGAACATCGTCATGGGCAGGACGTGGGATGTGGAAGCGGATGGCAGCATACGGACGATGAAGACAGGGTACAGGCTTGCGCAGTACAA